CAACGGCATTTGGATAAACGCAGCGGACGGAGGAGCTATCAGCCTGAACGATCTCACCGACGTTATTATCTCCCAACCTTCGACGGGGGAGTTTTTCAGATACGACGGCGACGAATGGGTAAACGATACAGCGAACAAGTCTGACGTTGGACTAGGTAACGTAGACAACACGAGCGACGCAAATAAGCCCATCAGCACGGCCACACAGACGGCGTTGGATTTAAAGGCGGACATCACATCTGTACCGACAGAGTTAGACGATTTAAATGACGTGCAAATTATTGGCACACCGACACTTGGTCAGGCTTTAATATATGGTGCGGGCAAATGGTTACCGGGTGCAGCAGGTGCGACGGAATTAGGCGATTTAGACGACGTAAACACAACGGGCGCGGCCTTTGGTTCTTTACTCACTTACAACGGTGCTTCGTGGGATATATCCGGATCAGAACTGCCGTCTGATGATGTTTATTTCCATCAGCGATATAAAACCGAATCGGAGGCACTTAGAACGGGAGCGACGGCAACGACAGAACTTTACTTCACGTGTACGGCTCAGGGTAACGGACTAGCGGAAAGCGCGAGCAGCGACACCCCTACAGCGGGAAAGACTATAAACCGAAAAATTTACTATTCCGAGGCAGGTTTCGCTGATCCCGACACGGGTACTTGGGTTGAGTTCACACCTGCTCCCGCAGATGATGCGACTTTCGCCACGGTGAAAGCGGCACTACTTGAATACCTCAAAGCGAGGACGGGCGGAACTGTACCGATTAGCTTGAAACAGACATGGGAGGAAACAGAACCTTCGACGTACTTGCTTGACCAAGCGTACGGAAGCGGAGCAGAGGCGGCCTATTCAACGCGTCAGCTACGTTTGGCGCAGACCGAATGCATGACCATCCGACGGGCAAGCGACAGCACGACGACCACGATTGGATTTGATGGTTCGGGCAACATCGACGAGGCTGCCATCACGACCTTCTGCACGGGGACAACCTGCACGGTTAGCGAGTGGAAAGACCAAAGCGGAAACGGCAACGATGCGACACAAAGCACGGCAGCGAATCAGCCGACTATCTACACAGGCGGCGCATTGGTAAAGGAGAACGGAAGGTTGGCTTTGGATTTCGATGGAGTGAGCGACAACATGACAAGCGTCAGCACATACACGCCAACAACAAGCATGGCTCAAGTTATTATCGTTAAGGGCTTATCTAGTTCAACCGATCAAATAATCGGAGATAATTCAGACCGAAAAGCGGGCATGGCATTAAGAATACAAAGCGGCAATTTCAATTATTTTAATGGCTTCACGACTGGCAATAATCAGATTTCTATAACGGCAAACGATAATCAAAACTTGCACTTCTACGGGCGCGATACTTCATCAAATTTTTACGCTCGCTTAAATGGCTCGGAAACAAGCACAAGCATAAGCGCGATAAACACAACCGCGCAAAATATTTATCTAGCTGCAAGGCATGACGGTAGCCTAGATTTAGACGGCACGATGCAGGAGTATATCTTATACCTCACAAGCAAGAGCGCAGATAAAACATCCATCGAAGAAAACATAGGCGACTACTTCACCCAAAACACGCCACTACTCGACACGTATTCAGGTGCGGCGGCGGCGTACTCTTTGAGGCTTTTGGATTCGACGTATACGGGTTCAGCGATCCGAGTCCGTAGGTCGTCAGACAACACAGAACAAGACATAGGATTCAATGTCTTCGGTGAGTTGAATACGGTTTCCTTGACAGCCTTCGCAGGTACGGGCGATGCGTTCGTAAAGACTTGGTACGACCAAAGCGGAAGCAGCAACGACGCGACGCAGACGACCACAGCGAGTCAACCGAAAATTGTTTCAAGCGGGGCGGTGATAGTGGAGAACGGGAAGCCTGCGCTGCAGTTTGACGGGGCTAATGATTTCATGCTTTCTGCATTACAATTCACAAGCACCGATAAAACAATTGAAATTGTATACACGCCTGAAGAATCAGCAAGTTTCGCTTTCGGTATTCTGAACGTTAATACAATAACACGCGCAAGGTTCTATTTGCAAACGGGTTCTGCAACTGCAAACTTTGTGCAAGGAAATCCAGGAGTATTTAATTCAGTAAGCTCAACCCAAACGCAACAGCTTTTTTATATGGATTGGACAAATAGCAACTACCAATTTAATTTTGCAGCGGACGGAAATACAGTCTCAAGTGCTACGGGTAACGCAAACACACCCGTCGGAGTCAAGTATATGTTAGGAGCAATTAACAACGGTGGGGATGGCCCGTTTGGTTCTGCACTTGGAAAATATCAGGAAGTCATTATATACGATTCCGACGAATCCGCCAACCGCACCGACATTGAAACGAACATCAACACCTTCTACAACATCTACTAATGGACGGCTATATCATCGTACTCCCTGAAGGCGTTTTGTCAAGCGAGCAACGCGCGGAACGAATCAGCCGCGAACTATACTGTGTGACCGCACCACTTGCAACACAAGAACCGTATCAACACGATGGGAAGGTGTTCGGCATGGTGGAGCATCCTGACGGGGTGCAGTTCGCTTTACAAGTAGACACCGAGTACAACATACCCGTCAGCCCATTGGCGACGTTAGAACGGCTTATATCGCTTATGACGGAACTTACAGAAATCGAAGTGCGTGAATTGTCTTCCTACGTTCTCAATTCGCAATCGTTTCCGTTCGGGGCAATAGTTCCAAGTACGACAACGGTGAGGACATACGAAGAAATGGTAGAGCTGGGTTGGTTTCCTGAAGATTCCGAATAATGAGCGAACTCAATAAAGTCCTTCTAGCGTTCTCCGATGATGTCGTAAAGAGCGCAAAGCGTCACCTCGGAGGTCGCAAGATTGGAAAGAATAAGAACTACGGAGTCGCTTCGGGTCAGCTTAAGCGGTCGCTATCTTACAAGATTCGAGTACGTGGAAACGATATCCGAGAAGTCACCTTCGGAGCTAGAGGGAAGGCGGCGAAATACGCTCCTTTCATCCATTTCGGAGTGAACGGAACACAGAAGAACCAGAAGTCACCCTTCACGTATAGAAAGCAACCTCCGTCCTCTGTCTTTATCAAGTGGATAAAGCAGAAAGGAATCAAGCTCAGAGATGAAAAGGGACGCTTCAAGAAACAAAGCGAGAGCAACATCAAATCCGCTGCGTTCTTAATAGCTCGCTCGGTAAAGAAACGCGGGATCGTGGGTCTTCGGTTCTACGAGAAAGCGTATGCAGCGGTATCGAAGCGATATGAAGCCAAATTCGGGGAGGCCGTAGCTGAGGATATAGCGGGCAAATTGAAAGCAAAACTAGGAAACATTACAATCACGAACTGATGGCATCAATTGACGCAGGCCCAACGGCAGGATGGTTACCCGCAGGGCAAAAACTACTCTTTACACTTATCCCGGATGAACCCGTCACCGATGCGTATCGGTATATCGTACAAGTTGAGGAGAACGGAACGGTTATCTCGAAAATTTACTTGACCCCTAACCCGACAGAGACCTCTTTCTTCGATTTATCGCAAGTTCTCACGGGACGGCTTGAAGTGGATTCTTTGAAGTACAATACGACCGCAACAATTCACTCTTTAAACAACCGAATATTTACTCGCTCGAATGACAATATCAAGCGATATCGTTTGAAGGTTGGACACTTTGACGGAAGCTCGGAGTCTCTTGCAGATGATACGTCGGCATATTATTATTTATTTGACGGTTACGAACAACTATCACAAGGGCTGTTCCCTTCCTTCTCCGATTATTACGGGACAGCATCCACAAAGAAAGTCTGGCTGAGTGATAGGGAACCCTCGAACAACGTAATCGAAGTAAGTGCAGGGATTGAAGATAACGGAGTTGTAGCGTTCATCAATAGCGACGACACCGGGTCACTCATCACAAGGTTTGTGATAAACACCTACGACACCGCAGGAAGCCTTGACGACACAATTATATATACGGTTAACGCTACCAATGGAGGACTTGTACCGACAACCACTTGGAGCGACACAAACAACGACGCTAGTCTTCTTTACGCGTATGTATACCCCGCTTCTCTAAGCGCAATTACAACGGCTTTAAATGCGGTCACGGGCGGTTGGGGTCATTATGACGTAATCCCTCAAACGGCGACGGCACAAACGGGAAACATTCTGCGCATTCGGAACAAATGCAGGAACACAAAAAACAATCCGGTGCAGTTGGGTTGGGCGAATACACGGGGCGGTTGGGATTATCTCCGTTTCGATGGTCGTAAGCTCAAGACGGTAACGCGCGAAGAGAAGACATACCGAAAGATAGTCGGAGATTATAACGGATCGCAATTTGCGTTGGCTTCAAGCGCAAGACAAATCAAGCCCTATCAACTCGAAGCGAAAGAGAGCTATCAATTCAACGGCATTTTGACTCTTGAGGAAGTGAACTTGATGCAATACTGCATGAGGTCAAAGAATGTCATGGCTCGTATTGATGGAACTTGGTCTCCCGTGACCATTCAAACTAACTCGATGGCAATCGAAGAGGACACCATTTCGAAGATATTCGTCGTCTCGTTTAATGTAGAACTCGCTCAAATTATCCGATGCTAAGACTCACCCTTGCAGGAAACGAGATTGAACTCTACGAGAACGAGCCCGTTAACCTGAGCTATCAATTTAGCGACCTTCAGGAGATAAACGCTTCACGCTCTAATTTCTCGCAGACTTTCCGCGTCCCTTTGACGGGAAAAAATCAGGACTACTTCGGGGCGGTCAATGAGCTTGGAATTATACCGACATGGAATCCAAAAACGAAGGTAAAAGCAGAGCTTTCGTACAATACCATTCCAATCATGCGCGGCTTTGCCCAAGTGAAGAACGTATATATCCAGAAGGGAAAGTATGCGGACGTTGAGCTTGTGGTATTTGGAGAGACGGCAGACCTCTCACGGGATGTTGGGGACGGTATGTTAACGGATGTTAATTTGAGCGCATTCAACCACTCACTGACTGCGACTAATATTGCTTTGAGTTGGGCGGGTGGGCTTTCATCGGCAAATATCCGTTACGGGATCGTAGATAAATGGAGGAATTGGACAGGCGAAACCATTTGGTCAACTACTAACCTACTTGAACACGGAGATTTTACCCCGTATTTTAGAGCGTCAAAGCTGTTTGAAACCATCCTAACGGAAGCGGGCTACACCTACGACTCGACATTCTTTGGTTCTAACCTTGATGACTTATATCTGTTGCTGAACCGAGGCAATCGGTCTCCAATTGGAGTTGATGCAGACCAACCCGCAGCCAATGTGTTTAATATTGGTTTGTCATCAAATGCAACACTATACAATAGCGACGGGCCAGAATTAACGGAGTTCTCGGAGGCTACACCTTTCTTTGATACAGGAAACAACGTCACGGGGGGTGGTACTTTTACCGCCCCGTTTCGAGCTTACTACACCTTTCGTGCTGTTATTACCTACGAGGTAGCAAGCGGACATTTTTTGACGATGGGCAGCATTATAAACGGAACAGCTCAAGTGTCAGGAGACCAGGCGTGGTGGCCTTTTATTGTTAGCGAAACGGGAAACAACTCAGTCGAATCAACATCTCAACCTATACTTTTAAACTCAGGAGATACGTTTAATCTGGGTTTTGACATGAGCGACAATGGGCATCCTGTCACGTTTGTTGGAACGAATGCTTTCGGGGGAGGAGGTACATCGCTTGAGTTGATTGATATAACAGACCCCCTTTCAGGTCAGACGGTAGACATCGCGGGCAATATGCCCGAAATGAAGAAGATTGACTTCATCTCTGGACTTCAAAAGATGTTCAACCTCGTATTCATTCCCGACCGTAACAACTCGAAGCATCTCTATATCGAACCGCTTGGGGACTACCTCGCATCGGGAGACAAGATAGATTGGACGAATAAGATTGACCTCTCAAAAGATATCCAAGTAGAGCCGACGACAGACCTTCAGGCACGGACTTATGAATGGACGCACTCGAACGGAAAAGACTTGGTAAATGACTTAGTTCAAAAGAACGCCTCACGGACGTATGGACGCTATCGGGTGAATGACCCAGAAAACGACTTTGCTTCGGGAACGAAGAAAATTCAAACAGCATTTGCGCCTCATGTGGTTTCATATATCCCCGGAACGGACTACGCCATTCATCGGATGCTTGCGGATACCGTAAACGAAGACAAGACCATCAAAGACCCGCTTCCGCGTTTAGCGTTTTGGAACGGAGGCGAGTCGGGTGTTGTCAATTACTACAACGACGCAAACACAGCAGGACTTTCTACCACGCTTTATCCGATGCTCTCGCAGTTTTCTGCGTCTTATCCAACGGTAAGTGATGAAGACCTTTCGTTCGGCGTAGAGCGACCCTTCCACCGAGTACAAGCCAACCCCGTAAATACGCTGTATTACAAGTATTGGATGCCTTGGGTTAATGAGTTGTATTCGTCCGACGCTCGAATCGTGACCGCTTACTTTAGATTGACCGCTTCAGAGATTGCGACCTTCAAATTCTCGGATAAGATTTTCATAAAAGACACGTACTTCCGAATCCTGAGTATATCTAACTACGATCCCACCACGGAGAATATCGTGCAAGTTCGGCTTGTGAAGATTCTCGGAGCAATTCGGGACTGCACTTACATCCCCGTTTCATCTGATAAAAACGGACAGATATCATTCAGCACCCCAACGGGTTCAACTGTGACTTCTCCCTCTCGTGAGTGCTGTGAACGATATGGGTATGTCTTCGACGACTCAGGAGCTACATCACGCTGTTTCCAAAACTTACCCCAATGAGGAATCTAGACAATCACCGTTATATAGGAGAGGCCATTCAATTGCTACAAAACAAAGGCGAGAAGGTAAAAGTCCCGCTTTGGTTCAAAGTTGTTGATTGGGTTCTCGCTATTCTCTTTGTTTCCGCTTATCTCTTCGCTGCATTTAAACTCATCCAATGGCTACTACTCAAAATATGACTCTTAAGATGTCTGCGGACACGGGAGAGGTCACCAAGTCAATTGATGATCTCGTTACGGGGCTTAAGGGAGTAGAAAAACAAGTTGAAGAGACAGCTAAAAGCACGAAGAAGGTCGAGGCGGGTTTAGAAGCGACTGGCAAAGCGGGGTCGATTGGGTTCCAAGCAATCGGAGGAGCTATCAAAGCAACTGGCATTGGCTTGCTTGTCGGTCTAGTGGCCAAACTGATTGAGAAATTCACAGAGAACAAGAAAGTCGCCGAAGCTCTGGAGGTTGTCTTTGCGGGAATTGGTGCGGTTATCAATACGCTTTTTGAAGTTGTTGAGCCGTTGGGAGATGTGTTGATGAATGCCTTCAATAACCCGATGGAGACTATTAAGAGCGTTGGGACAGCCATCAAAGAAAACCTTATCAATCGCTTCAAAGGATTACTTGAGTTTATCCCTGCGGTTGGGAAGGCTATTGGTCTTGCTCTAAAAGGTAAATTTCGGGCAGCGGGAAAGGTCGCCGCAGATGCAGTCGGCAAGGTAGCTCTCGGAGTTGAGAACGTGACGGATAAAGTCGCAGACACGGCAAAGGCTGTTACAGAATTTGCGAAGGATTTTGTTGCGAGTGCAAAAAAGTCCATCAGCGCATCAAATGACCTTGTAAAAGCGCAGCAGAGACTTCGGGATCAACAGCGCGACTTAAATGTTGAGTACGCTCAAGCACGGGCAGAGATAGAACAACTGAAACTAAAAAGAGACGACGAAAGACTCTCAATTGAGCAGCGTATCGAAGCGGCTCAAAGGGGTGCAGAATTAGACCAAGAGTTTGCCGACAAAAGAGAGGCCATTGCCAACCGAGAGGTCGCTTTAGTTCAAAGAGAAATCGAGCAACAAGGAGAAACCCAAGAACGTCTCGACCGACTTGCAGAGGCACGTATCGCAGCGGCTGAAGCTGCGGAGTCAAGTGCGGCTGTCCAGACGGAGTTTATGACTTCTATCATAGGGCTTCAAAATGAGCAGATAGCAAAGCAAGAAGAAATTAACGCGCTTAGTGAGGAGCAAATCAACGATGTTATAAGTCGACAAGACCAAATTGACGAAATAGTTGAGGCAGGTCAAAACAGAGAGATTCAGAAGGTAAAGGATAAGTATCTCGCCCTTCAAGAGGAGGCGCGGTTGAATAATCAAATCTTAGTGGGTGCTGAGGAAGCACAAAGAATAGAACTTGAAGCAATCAATTCCAAGTACGATGCTATTGACAAGGCAAATGTAAAAGCCGTTTTCGATTCACGAGTTCAATTTGCAACCCAAGCACTCGGAGCGTTAGCAGCTTTAAACGAGGCGTTTTCGGGTGACTCAGAGAAGCAACAAAAGAAAGCCTTCCAACGAAACAAAGCGATCGGAATTTCAACCGCTATTATAAGCACCGCGGGAGCAATTATCGGAGCACTCAACCCCGCATTGAATGGAGGTGTTGCCTTACCTGCTGCCTTACCGGGAGCACTTGTCGCAGCCGCAACGGGAGCAGCTCAAATCGCAGTAATTGCAAAGAGTCGTTTCAAGAGCGGAGGAGCTTCAACGCCTCCCGGCCCGTCAGGAGGAGGAGGAGCGGCAGGGCCACCAACACCAACCGCCCCACAGCTCGACCTCGGATTCTTAGGAGGTGGAGCGGGGCAGGATGGATTCAGAACGTACGTAATCGCTTCAGAGGTTTCTAACTCTCAGCAAGCCAATCAAAAAATTAACGACCAAGCAGCACTTGTAGGATGAACATAATTGAACTAATAATCGATGAAGAAGCGGAACTCTACGGAGTGGATGCTTTGTCATTAGTAGAACACCCCGCTATCGAGTCCGATTGGGTAGCGATGAAGTCCCAAGAGTTTACTTTCAAAACTCAGGACGAAGAGAAGCGCATCGTAATGGGTGCGGCTCTCATTCCCGATAAACCTATCTACCGCAAAAGCGAAGAAGAGGAGTATTACGTGTACTTCTCCAAGAAGACCGTCCGACGGGCTATGGAGTTATACTTCAAAAACGGTAACCAAGCCAACGCCACCCTTGAGCATGAACACACCATCAACGGTTTGCACCTTGTAGAGAGTTGGATAGTCGAAGGAGAGCAGGACAAAAGCCGTATGTATGGACTTGAAGTCCCGGTCGGCACTTGGATGGTTTCAATGAAGGTCGAGAACGATGCTATATGGGAGAAGTTTGTGAAGGAGGGCAGCGTCAAAGGCTTCTCGATAGAAGGGTATTTCGCAAACAAGTTTGAACTCTCTCAACAGAAACCCATCACAAGCGATTTAGAGCTTCTTACAGACATCGAAAAGGAACTAGCAATAGATTACCTAAAAAATCGCATTACGAGTAAGGATTGACCCCTCTAAATCGTTATTAATACAAATCCCAGAAGATGAATCTAAAAGAACGCATCTCCGACCTCTTCGAAAAGTACAGCGTAGAACTCGCTGTCGAAGAAAAGGAGGAAGAAGTTTCGCTGATGGCTACCGCCATTCTAGAAAGCGGACAAGAAATCATGACCGACGCAGACGCTTTCGCTGTCGGTGTCGCTGTTTTCGTTATGAATGACGAGAACGAACGTATCCCTCTTCCAGACGGAGAGTATCAACTCGAAGACGGCTCTACGCTCGTCGTCGCTGAAGGTACTGTCTCTGAAATGAAAGACGCTGAAGCTCCCGCTGAAGCTCCCGCTACAGAAGTGGAAGAAGTAGTCGAAGAAGTCGAGGCATCAGTTGACATGATTACTCGTGAAGATGTTGCTTCTATGATTGCCGACGCAGTAGCTGAAGCAAAAAAAGAAATCTCTCTTCAGATTGAGGAACGTGACAAAAAAATCACCGAACTCAGCAAACAAACCACCAAGACAATCTCTCGTGCTCCCAAAATGGAAGTGGCGAAGCCTGTCGACCTTTCTAAGTTATCAATCAAGGATCGCGTTGCCGCTATCCACAATCAATTCTCTCTATAATGGCTAATGCTACAGTTGGAGTCGGCACTTACGCTGGCGAAGCGGCTCGTCCTTACGTCGCTGCTGCGGTTTTGTCTGCTGACACTATCGCAAATGGTTATATTTCTGTACTTGAAAACGTACATTCAAAAGCAGTTTTGCGCAAGTTCTCCGGAGCTGCAATTCAGTTGAATGACGACTGCGCGTTCACGACTCCGGGTTCTGACCAATTGACTTTGGGTGAAGCGGTTCTTGATGCTGCGGCTTTGAAAGTCAACGAGCAAGTTTGCAACGCAGACCTTCGCGCAACTTGGGAATCTGCCCAAATGCGAGGACAGTCTTCAAACGCTCCTGCTGACTTTACAACTTTTGCTGCTCAGTATGTAGCTGCTAAGGTTGCTGAAGGAATCGAAAACAACATCTGGCACGGAAAGTACGACCACACGGACGGAGCTACCGGAACGGGAACTTATCAGTCTTTCGCAGGTTTGATGGCCGCTATCGTAGCAGCTACACCGGGCGAAGAGGATTTGTTGACGGGTGTAACCACATCAGCTAACATCTTGGGTCGCATTACTGCTTTGGCTGTGCCAAACGTAATCGCCGGAGACCCTGAAACAAAGCTCTTCATGAGCCGCGCGATGAAGCAGTTGTATTACACAGCTCTTGCAGGAACGCAGAACCTTCCTTTCATCGCTGAAGGACAAGCTAACTTCTTCCAAGGTTATGACATCATCACTCCTGCGGGAATGCCTGACGACACTTTCTTGTTTGCTCAGAAGTCGAATTTGTACTTCGGTACTAATTTGTTGACTGACCATATCAACGCTTCTGTCTTGGACTTGCAAGGTGTAACGGGTGACGATGTGACTCGTGTCATCATGCAGTTCTCAGGCGGTTGTCAAATCGTTGACGCTGCTGCCATCGCTGTAGCTCGTCGCTCATCCTAATTTGAACGGGAGGGGTTTCGGCTCCTCCCTTTAATTCCTCTATCACATGGCTTGTACATTAACAATCAACGGCAGGGCGTTTCCCTGCAAGGATAAAATCGGAGGAATCAAGCGCGTTTGGATTAAGCAATTCGACGCGACTGATTGGGGGACTATTACGGCGGGCGTAGTTGCTGCGGGAACTGCAATCACGGTCTTCGGTTTCGAACTCACAAAGAACTCAGGTTCATTTCAACAAGCGGTAACCGCTTCAATGGAGAACGGAGTTGTTTTCTACTCTCAAGTTCTTGAGATGACTATGCCAAACCTCATTGCAGCGGACAACGTAGAAGTTGCCGATTTGCTTAAGGGGCGTTTGACAATCATCGTTCAAGATGTCAATGATAACTATTTCGCGATGGGTAGCACTCAAGGGGCTGAAGCCTCTGGAGGTACTATCGGAACGGGAACGGCAAAAGGAGACCTCAACGGGTATCAATTGCAGTTTACCGCAGAAGAAGCTATCCCTGCTCCATTTGTTGCATCTGACGACGCGAATATCACGTTCACGGCAGGAACTTGATTCTGTTTTTTTGGTTAGGTTCAAAGGAGGGGGAGGGCAGTTTGTCCTCCCTCTTTTAGTTTAAAATGAAATGATACATCTCAATCCCAACTCAGCCACCGAGCAGACTGTCTATCTCACTCTTCAGGAGATGAAGAAAGACTTTGCTACGTTCGCGAATTATCTCGTACTTTTCCAGAGCATGGCAAGCCGCGAAGATTACTATTTCATCGGAGACGTTGCAACGGACAACGCGAGATACACCGCGCTCTCTATTTTTACTAACGTCGACGATGCTTTGAACGGGAATATTTTATTGGAAGAATCCGGTCAATACTTCTATAAAGTTTGGGGGCAGAACTCAACGACTAACCTCGACCCAACCGACGCAACTGTTATCGCACTCATCGAAGAAGGGACTCTTGATGTAACGGGAGCAGTTGGCTACAACATCCCAACTATCGACGTACCCGATAACGTTATCTACTATCAGTAATGGATATATTAAAACTCAGCCAATATCAGGAGAGGAGTTACGCGGAAAGCGCAAACTCAAAAGGCTTCGTGAACTACGGGGACGACAACCTCTTCCCGCAGTACCTCATTGACCTCTTTCACTCTTCGTCCACTCATAACGCTTTAACGACTACCATCGCAACGATGGTCTTTGGAGAAGGTTTCGACGCTACGACTTTGGACGGTCGTTTGGCCTTTGACCAATGGAATCTCAACGACGAGCTTCGCAAGGCTTGCGTTGACTTTCAAATTCAAGGCGGCTTTGCTTTGGAGGTGAATTGGTCACTCGATAGAACGACTATCGCAAACGTCTCTCACCTTCCTTTTGAGAATATCCGTTCGGGCTTTGTAAACGAAGACGAGCAGGTAAATTACTACTACTACTCGAAAGACTGGAGCAGCAAGACAGAAGAGGTAGATGAGATTTGCACCTTCGACCCTGAGAGGAAGCTAGACCACCCCACGCAAATTCTGTATGTGAAGCCGTTTTCACCGGGTTCTTTCTACTATCCCAAGCCATGCTACACGGGTTCAATTGACTATATCGAGCTTGATAAGGAGATAGGCAAGTATCACATCAACAATATCAAGAACGGGATGTCCCCGTCTTTCTCTATCCACTTCAAGAACGGTATTCCCCCGCAAGAGGAGAGAAACCGCATCCGAATGGATATAGAGCGACAGATGTCCGGGGCAAGCAACGCGGGGAAGTTTATCGTGACTTATTCCGACGATCCCGAAAGGAAGCCAGACTTTGAGCCGTTCCAATTGTCCGACGCTCACAATCAATATCAGTTCCTCTCTGAAGAGGTAACCGGAAAGATTATGGTAGGACATAGGGTTACGAACCCGCAGATGTTTGGGGTTGCTGTACCGGGTAAATTGGGAGGCGGTGGAGAGCTTGCAGAATCTGCGGAGCTATTCGAGCAAAACGTAGTAAGACCAAACCGAAGAATTGTCGAGGAGACCGTTCAAACACTTTTACGGGCTGCGGGTTTAGATTCCGCAGTTCTTGAGTTGAGCAGTCAAGAGGACGAAGTCAACCTCGATGCATCGTGGGAGCACCTCGACGCATTAGGAGAGGATATAAGCGATGAATGGGAGTTAATAGACGAAAGCCCTGTTGACTATGAAACGGAGGCCGTTAAGGACGCTCTTTGGGCGTTTGCAAGCGTTCCTTCATCCAATCCCAACGGCAAGAGCGAGCAGGACACCGAAATTATCAAGGTTCGGTACGTGTATTCTCCTAAATCGGTACAATCTGACTCGCGCTCTTTCTGCAAGAAGATGGTAGCGGCGAGCAAGGTCTACCGAAAAGAGGACATCGAAGCGGCATCTCTTAGAGCGGTCAATCCCGGACTTGGGAAAGGTGGTTCAAACACCTATGATTTGTTTCTCTACAAAGGAGGCGCACGATGTCACCACTTCTGGAGCCGTCAAACGTACCTGAAGAAGACCAACAAAAAGATATCAGTTAACCAAGCGAAGAAACTGATACGAGAAGCGGGGGTTGATGCTAAAAGATTGCCCACAAACTCACCCAAAGTCGCACAACGTCCCATCGATATGCCCAATGAAGGCTTCGTAAATCCCCGATAATGGCACTACAAGCAGAAGTACTCTTCGTGAATCCCGATTATATTAAGCGGATCACCAACATCAACGCGAGTGTAGAAGACTCTTATCTCGTGCCGTCCGTTATTTTGGCTCAAGACAAGTACATCCAGCTCTATTTGGGGACGGATTTACTCGAAAAGCTGAAGGCTGAAGTCACGCAAGTAGGCGGCCCTACCGGAAACTACGCCGTTTTACTAGATAACTACGTCCGAAAAGCAACGCTTTGGTGGACTATGGTCGACCTCATGCCGTCGCTGTACGTAAAGATTGACAACGGAGGACTCGCCATCCGAGTATCTGAGGATACAACGGGTATCTCTCCCGATGACTTACACCGAGAGACAGAACGCGCACGAACCAACGCTCAGTTCTACACGTTCAGACTGTACAAATACCTCTGTAACAACTCCTCACTCTTCCCAGAGTATTCATCGAATACGGGAGCTGATATGTTGCCGCAACCTGCTGACTACTATCAAAGCGGCTTGAGTATCTCACGCGGTGGAAGCGGTGTCGAAACTGTTGATTTACGTTATCTCTTCAAATGAGAAACAGCAGAGAAAAAAATATTACCCTACTAAAGAAGTTCCTCGATGATTTCAATCGAAACAATACTAACAATACTCCCAAGCCTTCTCGGGATCATAGCGGTATGGGTAAACCTAAACCGAGACATTGAAAAGCTGAAGGGTCGCGTCATCCGAGTGGAGAGCGACAAAGAAGAATTGAAACAGATGATGAAAGAAGTCATCGAGTCAGTTCACAAAATTGAACTCTTACTCGCAAAGCGATGAGGTACTTCAAGCTAGAAGAATTTGAGTCACCCGATGAGCCGGGAACGGGGTGCATGATGTGTCCTGATTTCTTAGAGCTACTCGATGAGGCCAGAGACTACGCGGGGATTCCTTTTGTTATAACGTCGGGCTTTAGGTCGGTGGAATATAACCGCGAGCTAATAGAGCAGGGATTCAGCGCATCTAGGAACTCAACCCACCTCATCGGATTGGCCGCTGATATACGTGTACGAAACTCCTCCGAGCGTTGGATAATCCTTGACGCTCTTCTCGAGGTTGGCATCACGAGGATAGGAATCGGAAACGGTTTCATACATTGCGACGCTGACCCACTTAAAGAGAACCATATCATTTGGACATATTAAATCCCTGAAAAGATGTCGCAGTTTCGCCCTCGTTTAAGTCAGCAACAATACAAAGCTCTCGAGAACCTACGGGCAAACGAACGGCGAATACTTGTGATTGGGGACTTGCATTGTCCGTTTGAATTGGAGGGTTATTTGGAGCATTGCTTGGACACATATGACCGCTTCAATTGCAATCAAGTTATATTCATTGGTGATATAATTGACAACCATTATTCAAGCTATCACGAGACAGACCCGAACGGGATGGGAGGAGGCTACGAACTCAATCAAGCCATCAAGCACGTTGCAAAATGGGCTGAGGCTTTTCCCGTGGCTGATGTGATCATCGGCAACCATGACCGTATAATCATGCGCAAGGCGTTTAGCTCCTCCGTCCCGAAGGAATGGATAAAGGACTACAACGACGTTCTCGGTACTTCATGGAATTGGGTCGAGCGCATTGAGTACGACGGAGTACAATACTGCCACGGGGAAGGCGGGACAGCAAGAACCAAAGCGAAGAACGATATGCAGTCCACCGTCCAAGGTCACGTCCATACACAAGCCTACATTGAATGGATGGTCGGAAACAACTTCAAGATATTTGGGATGCAAGTTGGATGTGGAGTTGCTGCAAACAGCTACGCGGCAGCATATGCTAAACACTTCAAACGTCAGGCGATTGGATGCGGGGTTGTAATTGGAGGCCACACGGCCATAAATATTTTGATGAATTTATAAGATGGAAAGGAAAGCACTCAAAGACACCAAGCTCGGAGCATGGTTTAGAAACAAAGCCCCACAAGTATTTGAAGCGATCGGAGAGGTTATTCCCGACGGCGGCGCACTCCAAGCAATAGGAGCGTTGATAGATGCTTCGACAGAGAGCGAGGAGGAAAAGAAACAAGCCCGGATGTTACTCATTGAATTGGAGAACGAAGACCGAGCAAGCGCACGACAAAGGGAGGTGGATGTGACAAAGGTCACGGGAAAGCGCGACTGGATGCAAGCCATCGTCGGTATCGCTGCGATGACTATCGGGGTCGTCATGGTCATTTGGGCGATGACGGGCATCCAAGACAAAGAGGTATTCTTCCACATACTCGGATTTGCTGAAGGGACTCTCGTGGGTCAAGTGGTGAATTATTATTTTGGTTCTGCTAAATCCTAGAGTATCTTCGTTTCAGCCTTTTCGTTGGGCTTATCTGTTTTTGTTTGGGAGGGGGATCTGAAAGGGTCTCCCTTCTTTTTTCTCTGTTTTCTGTAAAATAGTTTGGTTATTGGAAAATAACGTGTAGATTTGTGACAACAAAAAACACAGATATGGAACACCACACAATTGAATTAAGCGAGAAGACATGGCTCGAAATCGAGTACGAAGTTGACGCAGGAGTTGAAGGGTCTTATCACGAAGCCCCATCGAATCCCTTTATCAGCATTCAATCTTGTATGCTTTGCCAATTCAACGGCAAGCAAGAACACAAAGTCGAGTTGTACGGAATAGACGACACGCTCTTCCCGGTTGACTTCGATATGATTGAACACATCATCGAAGAAGAGTTGCGGAAATGAAGCAACTCAAATCAACAACCGTTGACTTCTATTGTTACGCTATGCTGCAATACGAAGATGACGAATTGAACAGATACCTCTTCGACTTGCAAACGGCATTTGATGCCATCGAGAAAAGAATCACGGAACTTCACAAACAACAATCAGAGCAATGAAACGAAACCACTACATCTGCGTGCAATCCTCGGTAACGGAGAACCCCGCTTCGAATTACAATGATTTCGCAAATAACCTTCGGGATCACAGAGACTTTGAAGATGCATGGGAAGACTTCAAGCGTCAAATCGTTAAAGCCCGGACGAAATGAGCAAGCTATCCACCTGCTGCGGAGCTTCAAAGAAAGGAGACGTAGAAATCTGCTCTTCTTGTTATGAGTGGGCAGACTTCGAAGAAGAAGACATCGAGGGAGTACGTGAGTACGCTCTAAAGCTTCTCAGTACATCAAGCCTACGTGATGAGGACGACGGTCTAGAGGATGAGATAAGAGAAACAACACCAACGGAGGAGCGATGGGATGAAATCTTCTTGCGGTTGCGATCTCACCAACTGCGACCGATAGACCTCCCTAATTTTAATCAAACAGAATTCAGCCAATCTTACAAGGAGAGCGGCCTTTAACTGCATAAAACAAAACAGATGCAACCAGTAAACGCGAAAAGCCTATTCCACGCGCTTTGTCAAACCCTTGAGAAGTTAGATCGCGAAGAAA